ATGTTTTGGGGGTTTTTGTTGGAAAACATACATAAAAACACGCAGTTAGCGCGTTTTTGTATTTGATACGTATCACATCTTTTTGGACAAAAAAATACAAGATTTTGTATTTTATGGTCTTTCTTAAGGGATACGTATCACGATACAGTTGACCAAAAAACGGCGTGTTTGCGCGCCGTTTTTGATGGTCGGAAATTGAACGATTGAAAGGATTGATATGCGCCGAGCAGCAAAGGTAGATGGGAATCATTCTCAAATAGTGCAGGGGTTTAGGAATGCTGGTTGCTCTGTGTTGTCGCTCGCCGCAATTGGCAAAGGCGTACCCGACTTGCTAATTTCGTTTGGCGGTGTGACGTGGTTGGTGGAAGTCAAAATGCCTAAAGGTAAATTGACCGACGACCAAACGCGGTTTCTAACCGGCTGGACAGGATGCCACGCCATCGTCACCGATCAGGTCGGCGTTGAACACGTCGTGCAATCAATGCTCGCGCAATCAATGTCATTGACAAAAACATAAAAAGGTTCAGAATTCGATTGCATTTCCTTAAAAACAAGGAAAAATCTTGGAAAAATACGTTACAAACTTTCTTTTGGCGTTATTGCATAGCGGCACCAATACGCATCTCATGCACTGGGCAACTGATAGCTACGCCAAGCACGTTGCGCTCGGCACATATTATGATTCCATTATCGACTTGGTGGACGCATACGCCGAAGCCTACATGGGCAAGTACGGACAACTAAAAAAGTTTCCGTCCGAATATCACCAACACGATGACCCTGTGCGTTACCTTGTCTCAGTTAACAAATTTGTCGGTGATGTGCGCGGCAAACTACCGCAAGATTCCGAACTCAACCAACTTGTAGACAACATTCAAGAACTTTTGGACACAACAATTTACAAACTTAAATATCTTAAATAATGGCAGACCCCACAAAACTTGCCGCAGCATTACAGTTTTATTCAACTCAACAAGGAATTGATCCTTTTGGTTTGCGGCACAGCGGTGAGGGCGTAAAAGGCAAAGGCTATTTTGGCGCTTTGCCACACAAAGAAGGCGGCGTATCTACTGAGATTTCTGCGGAAAGCGACATCAACGGCAAAAACGTAGAACACCCATTGATTGTGCCAACACTTAGCGCAAGCGAAATTGAGCATTTATTGGCAGGCAACGAACCAACAGAATCTATTTACAAAAAAGCTACAGAACACGCAGCAAGCAGAATCGGCAAAGGTATGAACCCATTTGCACAACCTAACGAATTGCGTTATCCATTACCAAGAGAATAACCATGCCATCACACTCACCGGCACAAGCACGAATGATGGCTGCGGCAGCGCACAACCCCGAATTCGCAAAGAAAGTGGGCGTGCCAGTTGCCGTTGCGAAAGAGTTTAATCAAGCGGACAAAGGCAAACGATTGGCTGAAGCCATGAAAAAGATGTCTTATCGCAAATAGAGATAAAGAGCGACACAAAACGATGGCAAAAGGAATAAAGACCGGCGGTGGATCACGACAAGGCATTCCTAACAAAGCTACGCAGGATGTAAGGGCAGCCATTGCACTTATCGCACAACGCAATGTAGAGCGTTTTGAGGGCTGGATTAACCAAGTCGCTGAACAAGACCCCGCAAAAGCGGCTGATCTGTATTTGAAAGCAATCGAGTATCACATCCCTAAATTGGCGCGCACTGAGATGAGTGGGCCTGACGGAGCACCACAGGCAATGCACATCACATGGTCGGAACCAACAAAATAGTCCTGCCCTATGCGCCACGCTACGCGTTCATGCCATTCCATAACCGTACCGAACGCTGGGCGTGTTTGGTCGCGCATCGTCGCGCAGGCAAAACCGTCGCTGCAATCAACGACATCATCCGAGCAGCGATTATGAGCAAAGACAAAATGCCGTTGTTCGGTTACGTTGCTCCGTATCGCTCGCAAGCAAAATCCGTTGTTTGGGATTATCTCAAGCATTACGCACAGCCCATCATGGCTGACAGCAACGAAGCGGAACTGACCGTCACGCTGGTCAACGGCGCAAAAATTCGTTTGTTTGGTGCTGACAATGCAGACGGCATTCGCGGGTTAGGCTTTTCGGGCGTTTACTTGGATGAATACGGTGATTTCAAACCAAGCGTGTTTGGTAACGTTATCCGACCAGCGCTATCCGATAAGCAGGGCTGGTGCGTGTTTGGCGGTACGCCGAAAGGCAAGAATCAGTTTTGGTCGATCTACTCAACCGCACAACGCAGCAAGGGCGAATGGTTTCATCTGACACTGCCCGCCAGCAAGTCAGGACTGCTACCCGATAGCGAATTGGCAGCCGCGCGCGCACAGCTATCCGAAGATCAATATCTGCAAGAATACGAATGCTCATTTGAGGCGGCGATTCTTGGCGCGTTCTACGGCAAGGAATTGCGCGAGGCAGATGACGAAGGTCGCATCACTACAGTCGAATATCAGTTCGAGCTACCAGTGCACACCGCATGGGATTTGGGCTACCGCGATGACACGGCGATTTGGTTCTATCAAGTCATCGCAGGCGAAATCCACGTCATTGACTATTTCGCAGTATCAGGCGCAAACATCGCCGAACTTGCCGATGTCATCAAGTCAAAACCCTATAAGTATGGCAAGCACTATTTGCCGCACGACGCAAAAGCAAAGACGTTGGCAGCACAAGGCAAATCCATCATCGAACAACTTGCCGAGCATCTTGGCATCTCATCGCTCAAGATCGTGCCCGACCTGTCAGTGCAAGACGGTATTCAAGCCGTGCGGCAGATGTTACCGCGCGTGTGGTTTGATGCCGACAACTGTCACGAAGGCATTGAGGCGCTGCGTCAATACCAGCGCGAGTACGATGAGGATAAAAAAGCATTTAGACAAACGCCACGCCACGATTGGACATCTCACCCAGCAGACGCTTTCAGGATGCTCGCAATCGCGTGGCGTGCCGAACCAAAAGTTAAAGCACCCGATACAATTCGCCCGCTGATCGTCGGGCCGCAGAATACGGTCACACTAAACGATATGTGGGCAACCACCAAATCACAAAGGAGTAGCAGAATATGAGCGGCGTATCTTATCCCTATGCTTATGCATACGAAACCGTTGCAGCATCACAGACCGCGCAGGTCTTGGGCGGCACAGGTGCAGTCGGCGATTACTTGCATCGCATCGTTGTGACGGTTAGCACCGCGCTAACTGGCACTGTCACCATCTTGGATGGCTCAACATCTATTGCTGTTGTGCCTGCTAGCACAACGATTGGCGTTTATAGCATTGAGCTAAACATGCGCTCGGCTACCGGTGCGTGGAAAGTCACGACAGGCGCAGGTGTATCGGTTATCGGCGTGGGCATCTTCTCGGCATGATGAATAAGCCGGGGCTATACGCCAATATCTTAGCCAAGCAGGAGCGGATCAAACACGGTTCGGGCGAACGTATGCGTAAGCCCGGCGAACCGGGCGCACCGACCGCAAAAGCGTTCCGTGAATCAGCTAAGACAGTTAAACCGGAAAACAAGAAATGACAGCAGCATGGACACGCAGTGAAGGCAAGAACCCAAGCGGCGGTTTAAACGCCGAAGGGCGCGCGTCCTATCACCGCGAAACTGGTGGCACATTGAAACCGCCAGTGAAGTCGGGTGACAACCCACGCCGTGCGTCGTTCTTGGCTCGGATGGGCAACATGTCGGGGCCGATGGAAAAGAACGGTGAACCCACTCGCCTTGCACTTGCACTGCGTGCTTGGGGCGCGTCAAGCAAAGAAGATGCGCGAGCAAAAGCTAAAGCTATTTCTGCAAGGAATAAATGATGGAACAACAAAGCACAGGCGTGCAAAAGTGGATGAACGTCATCGCTCAGTACGACGGTGAGTTCAAGAAATGGGAAGCGCGTACACAAAAAATCATCAAGCGTTACCGCGATGATAATCGTTCCCAAAACACTAACGAAACGGCAAAGTTCAACATCCTGTGGTCAAACGTGCAGACGTTGATCCCCGCCGTTTACGCACGCCTACCAAAAGCCGATGTGTCGCGTCGCTTCGGTGACAATGACCCAATCGGTCGCGTGGCCTCGCAGCTAGTTGAGCGCGCGCTGGACTTTGAGATTGAGCATTACCCCGATTTCCGCGCCACGATGCGTCAATGCGTCGAAGATCGGTTTCTTGGTGGTCGCGGCGTGGCATGGGCGAGGTATGAGCCGCACGTTCGCGCGGTGGGCATTCCCGAAGATGGGTTAGAGATTACCGAAGATGTGGACACCGAGCCGCACGCTGAATCAGAAGATGGCAGCGCAGGTATGCCGCAAATGGCAGAGGAAATCGAATACGAATGCGCGCCGGTTGATTATGTGCATTGGAAGGATTTCGGTCATTCCATCGCACGCACATGGGAAGAAGTGACGTGCGTGTGGCGTTGGGTTTATATGACGAAGGACGCGCTGATCGAGCGATTCGGCGAAGAAAAAGCTAAAACTATCCCGCTTGATTCCGCGCCCGACACGCTCAAGCAATACGGTCAATCGACAAAAGAACACACGCGCGCAATGATTTGCGAACTGTGGGATAAAGAATCGGGCAAGGTGTATTGGTTAAGCAAGAACGCTCCGCAATACATTGACGTGCGCGATGATCCGTTGGGGCTTGAGGGCTTTTTCCCATGCGCTAAACCGCTGTATGCCACGATGACAAGCGACACGCTAGTGCCTGTGCCCGATTTTGTGCTGTATCAAGATCAGGCGGTCGAACTTGACATCCTGTCTGACCGCATTGATGGTTTGGTCAAGGCATTGCGCGTGCGCGGCGTTTACGATGCTAGTCAGCCAGCATTGCAGCGATTGTTGACCGAAGGCGAAAACAATGCGCTTATTCCTGTGGATAACTGGATGGCGTTTGGTGAAAAGGGCGGGCTAAAGGGCGCGATTGATTTGCTGCCAATTGACATGCTGGCTTCCACGCTCAATCAGTGCTACCAAGCGCGCGCAGATATCAAAAACCAAATCTACGAAATCACAGGACTATCGGACATCTTGCGCGGTGCGTCATTTGCCTCTGAAACCGCAACCGCACAGCAAATCAAAGGGCAGTTTGCGTCGCTGCGTCTAAAGGCCATGCAAGAGGATGTGGCGCTATTTGCGACCGAATTGCTACGTCTCAAGGCGCAAATCATTTGCACCAAGTTTCAGCCGCAAACGATTCTGTCTTACGCAGCTGCGGCGCAGATGGTGCCGCAAGATCAGCAAATGATCCCGCAGGCGCTTGAGCTAATCAAAGACCGTCCGTTGCGTAACTTCCGAATTGACGTTGCTGCCGATAGTTTGGTGCAGTTGGATGAAGCGCAAATGAAGCAGGATCGCGTTGAGTTCATCACCGCGTTTGGCGGGTTCTTGCGTGAAGCGCTGCCAGTGGCACAAGCATCGCCCGAAATTACGCCGATGCTGATTGAAGTGATGAAGTTTGGCGTAACCGCGTTCAAGCAATCCAAACCGATTGAAGGCGCGTTAGACGCGGCGCTCGATCAGTTGAAGGAAAAGCAACAGCAAGCCGCGATGAACCCGCAACCCAAACCCGATCCGGAAATGATGAAGCTACAGGCGCAGCAGCAATCCGATCAGATGCGCGTGCAGGCAGATGTGCAAGCAGCACAGGCAAAAGCGCAAATGGAAGCGCAACTGGCACAAGCAAAGATGCAGGCCGATGCTGCGATGAAGCAAATGGAATTGGACGCAGAGGCGCGGTTAGAAGCGCAAAAGCAACAGTTCGAAGCGCAGATGGCAGCGGAAAAACTTGCACGCGAAGAAGAATTCCAGCGTTGGAAAACGGAACTCGAAGCCGCGACAAAGGTCACGGTGGCGCGGATTTCGTCGAATCCGGGCGTGGATATACCGCTTGTCGAGGCCGCTACCGCAAGCGCCGAGCGCATGACACAGGAGCTTGGTGCGGGCGTGCAGAGTGCGCTAGAAGGCGTGGAAATGCTTCATAGAGGCATGGCTGATACCGCGCAGAAAATGGAAACGATGATGCAGGTGATGTCAGCGCCGAAACGGATTATTCGTGGGCCTGATGGCAAAGCAATCGGTGTTGAAATACAGACCCAATAATGAATGGTGGATGGGATACAGGCACTTGGGATTCGGCAACGTGGGATTACGTTCCCACGCTTATCGATCTTGACACGCACGATGGTGACAAGCTACGCGACCGCTTTAAGCGGGAAGCCGAAAACCGCGAAGCGAAGCGCCGCGAGCTTATTGCCGTTTACGAACGCATTGTTGAAGGCAAAGAAGATGTGCCCGAAATCGTCGAGCCGTTGCGCGAACACGGCATCACTAGCAAAGCCGAAATCCTTACAGGCACCACGTTTGACTATGACGCAATCATCTCGCAACTGCACGCAGCACAGCAGGTATGGGATAAACACATTGAAGCCGATGACGAGGACGTACTTTTACTGCTATGACTAGACGATCTTGGGTTTATATCAACGGTGAGGCGATTGAGAAAGGCGAATACGATGCCGAGCCAGCCGCGCACTATGTAATGAACGACATTCAACCGTACCAATCCATGATTGACGGTTCGATGATTACAAGCCGCAGCCGTCACCGCGAGCATTTGCAGGCACATGGCTGTATTGAAGTTGGCAACGAAAAGATGCAAAACAGTGCGCCCGCGCCTGTTGAGAGTCAACGGCGCGACATTTTGCGCCAGCAGGTAGGCAACATGACGCACAAAGAGGCAAACAGAATTCTGAGCAAATTGCGCGATGATGCGCGTTTTACCCGCCGTTAAACCCCCACAGGGAGCAACAAATGTCTGAGATCACACAAGCCGATTCTGAAACACGCCGCGACCTTTTGACCGAGCAGTTTGAGTTAATTGAAAACGAAGCATCCGCAGAACCCGCGCCTGCGCCTGCAAAGGCAGAGGCGGTAGAAGAAGCGCCCGCAGCCGAGACAAAGCCCAGTGCGCGCGTGCGCGACGAATCAGGCAAGTTTGTATCAAAGAACGCGCAGCCCGCCGAAGAACCTGCGGTTGAGGAAGTGGAAGAACCGCCAGTGTGGAAGCGTCCACCTGCGTCGTGGAAAAAGGACTATCACGAAGCATGGTCAAGCGCCGATCCGCGCCTGCAAGAATACGCATGGCAGCGCGAAGAACAAATGAAGGCTGGCGTTCAGCCATTGCTAGAAAAGGCTAAATTTGCCGATCAGATTCAAGAAGTCGTGCAGCCATATATGCAGACGATTCAAGGCTTGGGTATTGACGCGCCGCAGGCGGTCAAGGCGTTAATGGAAGCCGACCATGCGTTGCGCTACAGCGACCCCAACCAAAAACGCGCGTTGTTCGCTCGACTTGCACAGCAATATGGCGTAGATTTGTCGGGCGTAACAGAAATTCAGCAGCAACAAATGCCTGCCGATCCCAATGTTTCGGCGCTTCAGCACGAATTGAACAGAATTCGTGGCGAGGTGATGAGTTGGCGGGAACAGCAGGAGCAAGAAAAGAATGCTCAACTTTTGACGGAAATTAACCATTTTTCACAAAAGGCAGAGCATTTTGAAGCAGCACGTCCCACGATGATCCAACTCCTACAGAGTGGTGTCGCGCAGACGTTAGATGATGCATATGAAAAAGCAATTCGTCTCGATCCGGAGCTTTTTGAAAGCGTTCAAGCAAGCACACAAGCCAAGCTAGACGCGCAGAAAAGGGCTGTCGCTGATAAAGCGGCAAAAACGGCGCGAGCAGCAGCAGTGAGCGTGCGTAGTTCCGCACCCGGAGCGCCCCCCGCCACTAAAGCACAAGACCGACGGACGTTGTTAGCCGAGCAGTTTGATGGCATAACAAGCCGACTTTGATTTACTAACTAGGAGATTGAAAAATGGCATTCGCCAATAGTTCAATCAGCGACATCATCGCGACTAACATCCAATCGCGTAGCGGTGAGTTAGCTGATAACGTAACAAACAACAACGCTTTACTGCGTCGTTTGAAAGAGCGCGGCAACGTTAAGCCGTTTTCCGGTGGTAACGTAATCCTTAATGTTGGGGTCACTCTGCATTGAAACGCAGATGTGAGAATTCTCTCTGATTGACTTGGAACTCCCGAAGGGGACAACAAGGCGGAAGCGAAAGCACCGTGAACGACTAAGCGAGAGAACACCTGCAAAGGTGAAGCGATAGTCTGAACTCGAATATAACTTGAAGTCATTTAAGTTCGAGAGTGTGGCAGAAATGACCACGCCGAGCAGTTGTAGCTCGTAACAACCTTGCCAGGAAATTATGTACAACGACAGCACAACGAACAACACCAATAGCTATTCCGGCTACGAAGTGTTGAATGTGTCGCAAAACAGCCCGATCTCGGCTGCTCAGTTCTCAATTACCCAATACGCGTCGGCAGTGTCGATCAGCGGTTTGGAAATGATTCAGAACAGCGGCAAAGAGGCGATCATTGACCTGCTTGACGGTCGTATGAATGTTGCCGAAGCGCAATTGGCTAACCGTATCGGTTCGGACATCTATTTGGATGGAACCGGCAACGCTGGCAAAAACATCACCGGTTTGGGCGCTGCTGTGCCTGATTCGCCTGTGACCGGCACATACGGTGGTATTGATCGCTCCGCGTGGACGTTTTGGCGTTCCGTGTCGTATTCGGGCGTGACCAACGGCGGTGCGGCTGTCACTGCGTCCAACATCCAGCAGTACATGGATTCGGTCGCTGTGCAACTGATTCGCGGTACGGACAAACCTGACCTGATCGTTGCCGACAACAACTACTATCGCTTGTACCTGCAATCGTTGCAGTCGATTCAGCGTATTACCGACAGTGGTTCGTCAATGGCTGGCGCGGGCTTTGCCTCGCTGAAGTATTTCGGCGCTGGTATGGCATCCGACGTTGTGCTCGACGGTGGTATCGGTTCAGCCGCTACTGCTAACCACATGTGGTTCCTCAACACGAAATACATGATGTTCCGTCCCCATGCGGATCGTAATTTCGTGCCAATCGGTGGCGAACGCCAAGCGGTCAACCAAGACGCTATCGTGAAGCTAATTGGTTGGGCCGGTAACCTCACAAGCAGCGGCCCGCAGTTCTGCGGCGTGCTGATTGCTTAATAGGAGATCATAGAAAATGCCTACTTTTTCAGTTAGCAACACCGCTGGCGTAACCCTTACCAACGTTGACAGCACCTCGCAGTTCACTACGGGTACTGTTGTCAATTTGTCGGATGGTGGTCAAGCCATTTATGTGCAAGCCCTGTCGGAAATCAGCACCTACGCTGCTGTCGCAATTTATGACACGCAAAAGGCGCAGATGATGACCACCACGCTCGCAGCAACTTGCAAGCGTATCGGCTTCGCGCAAACATCCATCGCTTCGGGCTATTACGGTTGGGTGCAAATGGGTGGTAAGGTTTTGGTTAACCTTGCTGCTAATGCTGCCCCTAACGTGCCTCTTTACACCACTGCAACATCGGGCGTGCTTGATGACGCTGTGGTGTCAGGCGGTGCCGTGTTCGGCTTGGTAGCCACGACATCAATCTCCAACGCGACTGCTGTGACCTGTATCGCAGGTTACCCGCATATCGCTTCGGGTATTGCTGGCACTTAAGATGCAAAAACTGGAAATCTCGGTTCAAGCCGCAGGCGAGCCTGCGGAACTCGCTCAAAATATCCGCGCGGCGTTGGATCGTGGTTTACCGGAGTTTACCCCTGCCCCCTGCCCGCACGATGGAACTATCGTGCTGGTGGGGAGTGGGCCTTCAGTGACAGAGTATTTTGACGAAATAAAAGCGCACAAAGAGCAGGGCAAGCCTATTTGTTCAATCAAGGGCACGCACGATTGGTTGTGCGAAAACGGATTAGAACCCGACTTGTGGGTTGATCTTGATCCGCGTGACAAGCGCAATGGTGTGCAGCGCAAAAACGATCACACCACCTATTTATTAGCATCGCGCTGCGATCCGGTGATGTTTGACCACTTGGCAGATAAAAAGATACTGCTGTGGAATAGCTGGTCGAGCGATGATGAAATGAAAGAAATTGGCACACGCCTAGCAGTTGGTGGCGGCACAACCAGTGGGTTGCGCGCAATCAATCTAGGCTATTTGTTGGGATTCCGTAAATTCATTCTGTACGGTTACGATTCGTGCATCAAAGAAGATGGCACAAAACGCTTTTCGGGTGAGAAAGCAGGCCGCACAGTTGAAGTGATGGTGGGCGAACCGCCGCACAAGCGTAAATTTTTATGTAACATGGCAATGGCGCAACAGGCTAATGAGTTTCAGTTGGTTTATACTGTCATGCCTGACATCACATTGGATGTCAGAGGCGATGGTTTAATTGCTGAAATTATGAAAGTTAGGCGCGAATGGAAACTCGCGGCGTAAGTTTCATCCACAGAGGCGGGCCACGCATGGCATCCTATCGCCTGCGCGTGGCGATTCCTGCATCTGAGATCAAAAAACACGGTTATCGGTCGTTTATCAACGAAGGTGACGCGGATATTGTGGTTTTCTCCAAACCGCACGCTGATGACGTGGAAATCATCCAAAAAGTACGCGATTCGGGCGCAAAATCCGTTGTGGATTTGTGCGACGATCATTTTGACAAGCCCATTTGGGGCGAAATCTACACAAAATGCGCCAAATTAGCGGATCGCGTGACCTGCGCGACCGAAGAAATGGCGCGCCGCATCTATACGCACACCAAAATTGACGCGCAGGTTGTGCCCGACACTTGGGAGCACGAAGCGCCAGTGCACGCCAATGGCGATAATTTCCTGTGGTTTGGGCATGAATCCAACATTAAGGAAATCTACAAGTATTTACCCATGCTAAAGGGCGTAAAACTGCGCCTATGCACCGGAAATAACAACGTGCTACCCACCTATGTACCGTGGTCAGAAGATGCGTTAAAAGCCGAATTTGCGCGTGCTAACGTGGTTATTTTGCCTGTTTCTGATCCAAACACTTACAAAAGCGCAAATCGCTTGATTAGCGCGGTAATGGCTGGATGCTTTGTTGTCGCAGAAAATAGCCTAAATTACAGGGATTTTCGCGACTACATTTATTTGGGTTCGCTCAAAGGCGGTATGCAATACACGCAAGCATTTAGCCACGAACTCAATGAATTGACGATTCGAGCGCAAGATTACATTGCATCCAAGTATTCACCCGAAAGGATCGGCGCGGCATGGGCGAGCGTATTCGACTCCATCTAGGTGCTGGTGATCGCCACTGGCCTACTTGGACTAGCGTGGACATCGCTGGCGAACCTGACATCTTGTCAGACGTGCGCCGTTTAGAGATGGATAACGGCTCGGTCGATGAGATCGCCGCCATTCATTTGTTTGAACACCTTGAGCGCGGTGACGTGGAAAACACGTTGCGCGAATGGCATCGCGTCTTACGCGATAATGGCAAACTAACGCTTGAGATGCCTTGTTTGGATAAAATTATCGGCTTGTGGAATCACGGACACCGCAGCGAAGGGATGATTGGACGCGCCCTATTTGGTATGTCTGAACCTGCCGCAATGCAGCACAAGTGGTGTTATTCAAAGGATGAAATTGCTGATTTATTAAAAACGGCAGGTTTTAGGGATGTGGAAGTAACCGACGCGCTGTTCCACGTTCCCAATCGAGATATGCGCGTTGTGGGGTATAAATGATTCGGCTTTTCTGCGGTTGGGATGAGCGCGAAGCCGCAGGGCTTGGCGTGTTTGTGAACTCAATTGTCTCGCGCGCATCCGAGCCAATCGCCATCCTGCCGCTGCATGGGCCGCAATCCACCGGCTCTAACGCTTTTACTTATAGCCGCTTTGCTATTCCCAAAATCTGTAATTACGACGGTTGGGCGATCTTTGCCGATGGTTCGGACATGGTTTGCTTGGATGACATAGCCAAACTGTGGGCGATGCGCGATGAAAAATTTGCCGTTCAAGTGGTCAAAAATGACTACAAAACGAATGGCACGGTTAAGTATATCGGCACCGACATGGAATCGCCCAACCTCGACTACCCACGCAAAAACTGGTCTAGCGTAATGTTGTGGAATTGTGGACACAAATCAAATAAAATAGAACTTGTCAACTCTGTCGTGTCACACCAGTTTTATTGGCTAAACGACGAAGAAGTCGGCGAGTTGCCTGCCGAATGGAATTGGCTGTGCGATGAGTACGGCACAAATGAAGAAGCAAAGATTTTGCACTGGACGCAAGGAATACCGGGTTTTCGGCACTACCAAAATGCTCCGATGGCTTATCACTGGCACAGAGAGCAGAAAAAAGCACATCGTGGCTTTCAACTTACTTAAAAGGAGCATTAAATGGCAATCCCCTCACGCGTTTTAGGCGCAGGCAACTCCCCTCTTTCGGCTTTATCCATTTGCGGCGATGGCGCAACTGGTTTGGTAGCCACTGGCTCGACCGCGACCGACGCGTTGCAATTGTCGGCGGTGTTCAACGCCATCACCACATCGTCGGCTTCGACCGGCGTTAAGTTGCCACCGACCGAAGTCGGCGCAATGGTTGGCGTGTTTAATGGTTCCGGTCAAACAATCGTTGCCTACCCACCAACAGGCTCAACAATCAACGCCGCCGCTTCAAGCGTTAACATCGCCAACGGCAAGGGCGTTTTGTTCTTCGCCACTAGCGCAACGACTTGGGTATCGGTAACGACTGCCTAATATGCCGATCCCGTCGCGGGTTCTAGGTTCGGGTTCATCTCAGTTAGCAACCGTCTCCATTTGCGGAGACGGTTCGACCGCTTTAACCGCATCGGGAACAACGCGCACGGACGCATTACAGTTAGTCAAAGTTTACAACAACGTCGGCACGGTTTCATCAGGCACAGGCGTTAAGTTACCGCCAACTGAAGAAGGAGAAACGATTTGGATCACCAATAGCGGCGCGAGCACGCTTACGGTGTATCCCTACGAATCAACTTCAACAATAGCTGGCGCTAGTTCTGTCAGCATCCCAATCAGTTGCACCGGCATTTTTGATGCCGTAACAAAGACGGTTTGGGAGTGCGTGCAGGGATACAACGGTTCAATGCCGATTTTGCATTACGGTTCGTTTTACGACACAACAACGCAAACAGCGGCAGCAACTAATACCGCTTATGCGATGACGTTTAATACAACGGATTCATCAAATGGTGTTTCACGCAGTAGCCCAACGTCGCGCATTCTTGTTGATAATTTGGGCATTTACAATATCCAATTTTCTGCACAGTTGCACAAAACAGCAGGAGCAGTAGGAAATATTTATATTTGGTTGAGATTGAATGGTTCAGATGTAGCAAATTCGGCAAGTAAAATAGCAATACAAGGCTCATCAGCAGAAACAATTGCAGCATGGAATTTTGTAACAAGTCTTACGGCAGGGCAGTATTTTCAATTGATGTGGTCAACCGATGACACACGTTGCCAAATTTTGGCTGCATCAGCATCTTCACCAGTACCAGCAATTCCATCGGTCATTTTGACCGTAACGCAAGTGAACAACATTTAAGTATCCCCACAGGAGAAAAAGCAATGGACAGTGATATTCAGAACGCAGATTCACAATTACACGTTGAGTTTTATCATTTCAAGGATGAACCTTACAAGGGCGAACCGTTTGTTCGGATTATGATCCCCGGCGATAAAACCAGCATTGTTGAACAACGCGTGCGTGAGGATCACAAAGAGCGTTTCCCGCGTCAATGGCTGTATTTTCAAATGAAGCACGAAGAAGGCAAAAGCGCCATGATTGGCACGCCATTACGTTCGTGGCACGAAAATGCACCTGCCGATCTTACTTACAATCAATTGGAAGAATTGCAGATTCTCAAGTTTCAAACCGTTGAACAAGTAGCACTCGCATCCGACAGCCAAATGCAGCGTATTGGCATGGGTGGAGCAGGACTGCGCGAGCGCGCCCGCGTTTACTTGAACAACAAAAACCGTTCGGATAGCGCATCAGAACTTGAAGAAACCAAGCAAAAGTTAGCCGATTTGGAAGCTAAAATGGCTATGTTGCTTGAAGGTCAAGAACCGCAAAAGCGTGCGCCCGGACGACCGAAAAAAACCGCAGATTTAGTCGAGGCAAGTTAGAAAATGTCCACAACTACGATGCTGGAGCTAGTCCAGCAAGTTACGAATGAGTTGGGGGTTTCAACGCCCTCAACCGTAGCAGGCAACACAAACCAAGACGTAATACAGATTTTGGCTTTGATGAATGCTTTAGGTTACGAACTCTTGCGTCGTAGTCAGTGGAGAGAACTTACCAAGCAACACGCTTTTTATACCGAATATTTAACCACTACCGGCAACTGGACAACCGCAGCGCGTACCATTACCGGCATCCCAAGCACCGCTGGATTAGATACCACTTATCAAGCGGTCGGCACAGGTATCAACCAAAACACGTTTATCGTGTCGGTTGATTCGGGAACGCAAGTGACGTTATCGCAGGACTTTGCATCTGCGGGTGGCAGCAACGCCACTGTTTACTTCCAAAAGATGAAGTATTCATTGCCAAGCGACTATGAGAGCTTGGTGCCGCGCACCATGTGGGATAAGTCAAAGCATTGGGAAATGCTTGGCCCCGAAGATGCACAGCAATGGGAATGGCTGTTATCGGGGTATATCTCAACTGGCCCGCGTATTCGTTGGCGCTTGTTGGGGGCGTATTTCCAAATTTGGCCCGGCAACAGCACCCCCGAATATCTTGGCTTTGAATACCGCAGCAAGGCGTGGGCTGCAAGTTCCACAGGCACAGCTAAAAATAGTTTTACTGCCGACACCGACACCTGCATTTATCCCGACCGCTTGATGGTCAACGGCACAAAACTCAAATACTTTGAGGCAAAGGGCTTTGACACCACCGCGATGTATCGCAACTACATTATGGAACTTGAGGCTGCAAAATCGCTGGATATGTCTTCTGCTAACTTGTCGTTTGCGCCGCGTCCGGGCACCGTGCTGATCGGTTACGACAACATACCGGATAGTGGTTATGGCGCGTCGAACTAGCGCCCAACGCGCACTGGTGCAAGGCATGGCGGCAAACGTCGCTTCGCTGCCCGCACCTGTTGGCGGCTGGAACGCGCGAGATTCGCTTGCCAACATGGAAGCGACCGATGCGGTAACGCTTGAAAACTGGTTTCCAAGCGTTTCTAGCGTCAATTTGCGCGGCGGTTACAGCCAATTTGCCACTGGCATTTCGGGGCAAGTCGAAACGCTGATGACCTATTCTAGCGGCTCATCCAATAAGTTATTCGCTATCGCCAACGGTTCAATTTACAACGTCACGGCAGGCGGTGCGGTTGGTGCGGCTGTTGTCACCGGTTTGACTAATTCCAAATGGGAATATGTCAACATCACAACCGCAGGCGGCAGTTATTTAATGGCTGTTAATGGCGTAGATTCTGCCCTGCTTTATAACGGTACAACTTGGTCAAATCCAAGCATTACTGGCGTTAGTTCCGCTGATTTTGACAATGTGACGCTGTTTAAGAACCGTTTGTGGTTTGTGCAGCACAATTCGCTCAAAGCATGGTATTTGCCTGTCAATAGCATTGGCGGCGCAGCAGAAGCGTTTGATCTAACGTCGATTGCCAAGCTAGGCGGCAGCATTACGTCGTTTGGCGCGTGGACAATTGACGCTGGCTACGGTGTGGACGATAACCTAGTGTTTGTTACGTCTAACGGCGAGATCATCGTTTATCGCGGCACTGATCCATCTAGCGCCTCAACGTGGGCGTTGATTGGCGTGTGGCAGCTAGGCGCGCCAGTTGGACACCGCTGCATCCTTAAATGGGGCGGTGACATCCTCATTCTGTCGCTTGATGGTTTACTGCCACTTGCACAGGCACTCCAATCCTCTCGCCTTGATCCGCGCGTGGCGCTATCAGACAAGATTCAAGGCGCGATTACAGAAGTCACAAGCACCTACCAAAACAATTTCGGCTGGCAAATTCTTTATTATGCCAAGCGCAACGCGTTATTTATCAACGTCCCCATCGCGGTCGGTCAGCAACAGCAATTTGTGATGAACACCATCACAAAGGCATGGTGCAACTTTACAGGCTGGAACGCTAACTGTTGGACAATCTACAACGACGAACCCTATTTTGGCGGCAATGGTTTTGTTGGGTTGGCGTGGGATGATAATTACATTGATAACACCAGCAACATTAACGCCAACGCGCTGCAAGCGTTCAATTACTACGGTTCTCGCGGCGTAAAGAAATACTTTACACGCGCACGCCCATCGCTATTTACCGATGGTGTGCCATCCACATTTGTCGGCATGAACGTCGATTTCCAAATTGCCGACACAACCGCTGCGTTGTCGTTTGCGCCCAATCCCTACGCATTGTGGGATTCTGCGTTGTGGGATACCGGCGTTTGGGGTTCGGGCTTGACCATTACAAACAACTGGCAGGGAATTACAGGTATTGGCTATTGCGGTGCAACACAGTTAAAGACCAGCAGCAGTGGCATCCAAGTGGAATGGGCATCAACTGACATTGTGTATCAGACCGGATGGGCTGGCATATAGTGTACGGCACGGACATTGGCGAATGGGTTGCCAAGCGTGTGCAAGGTGGCTACGACGCTAATCGTTCGCAGGCAATTGGACTAAAAAAGGACGGCGAGATTGTGGCAGGCGTAATCTACGAAAACTGGAACAAGAAATCGATTTGGTGTCATATTGCCGTTGAAGGGCGCATGACACCGCGTTTTCTTGCCGTTATCTTTGATTATCCCTATAACACCGCGCAAGTTGATAAAATTATTGTGCCTGTTGGCAGCGACAATGAAGAAAGTACGCGCCTAGTGAAAAAGATGGGTTTCACCGAAGAAAGCAAAATTAAAGATGGTCGACCTGAAGGTGACATTGTTTTCTATACGATGGCACATGATGAGTGCCGATTTTTAACTGACAAATACAGAAGCAAAATAGGAGCACGACATCATGGGTAAAAGCGCACCAGCAGCGCCACCAGCACCGGACTACGCAGGCGCAGCACAAGCACAAGGCGCAGCAAATGAAGCTACTGCCAAATTACAAGGTTACTTAAACAATCCTAATGTATATGGGCCAACTGGTTCTCAAACAGTTACGTTTGGCGCTAACAATCAACCCACGATTACGCAAAGTTTAACACCTGAAGCGCAAAAAACATTTGAAGCACAGCAACGCGTTCAAAAGGCGTTAGCTATTTTAGGTGAAAAAGGTGTTAGCACTGCGGAAAATGTGTTGGGGCAAGGATTTAAACCAACAGTCGGTGCATTGCAAACAAAATTTGATACATCCAATTTGCCGCCGTTGCCTGTCAATGCAGATACAACCGCGCAAGAAGCAATCATGTCGCGTTTAGAACCCACTTTAACGCGTCGTTCTAATCAACTTGAACAAACATTAGCCAATCAAGGCTTGACTGTTGGCGGCGAAGCATACCGCAATGCCAAATTGGATGAAGCAAAAGCACAAAACGATTTGCTGACGCAAGCCGCATTGCAAGGCATCAATTTAGGAACAGGTATTCGCGCACAAGGATTTAATGAAGAAGCAGCAAGAGTAGCAGCAGAAAATGCTGCTTCACAACAAGAATTGCAACGTCAAGCATATTTGCGTCAACAACCATTAAACGAAATCACTGGTTTGATGTCAGGCTCGCAAATTATGATGCCATCATTTCAAGGATATCAACCAACGCAAATTGCGCCACCACCAATTATGCAAGGTGCGCTGGCTCAAAACCAAGCGGCAATGGATCAATACGGTATTCAATCTGCAAATTACAATGCAGGTAATGCGGGACTTTACAATTTAGCAGGCACCGGCGGGATGATAGGTGCTAAATACTTCGGATTGATTTAATCATGCCATTCACTAATCAAATGGTTTCATTCACAAACCCATCGTTAAACAGTGACAATATGCGTTTGGCGCAAGCGTTACAGCAGCAACAAAACGCACAAGGTGGCATGCCTCAAAATATGTCAGGAATACAACGCTATCGTCAAATGATGGGCGGCACGCCTGCCATGACAGGTGGAATGGCTGGTTTGTACGCCAACGATCTTATGAAAAATCTTTTTACTGGGCCGAAATCTTACGACTTTAACCGCCCAATGGGTGCTTAAATGCAAAATCAAATTGTCAGTTTTACTGCGCCAAATCCATATCAATCCGATTTGGCAAAAATTCAAGAACAAAGACAACTTGCACAGTTGCTACAACAGCAATCTATGCAAGCACCGGAACGCTTTAGCTACAAAGGCATTGAAGCACGCACATCGCCACTTACAGGACTGGCAAAAGCGTTGCAAGGATTTGCTGCTGCAAAAATGCAAAGCGATGCGCGTAAAGAAGAACAAGCGTTAGGTGAGCGTTATCGTGCGGATCAGGCAAGCGATATGCAAACGTTGATTGAAGCATTGAAACCAAGAGAAAGTAAACCAGCAGAAGTAATACCGGGTGGCGAAGTTGGCGCTGGCGGTGAAGGCGGCCTTGCTATACAACCAGCAGTTGCAGGTAAACCTGCTGACATATTTGATTCAGCAATATTTGGTCAAGATGTGTTGAAAACGCCCGAAATGCGTAATTTGGCTTTTCAGAAATATCTTTCGCAATCAGCAACAAAAGCGCCAATTAAAGTTGGTGCTGGCGACATCTTGCTTGATCCGAACACTTTGCAACCCAAATTTACCGCGCCAGAAAAAGCTGATTATGGACAGCCAATTCGTGAACAATTGGCAGATGGCACAATTGTCACGGTTGCTTATAACAAAGAAGGAAACAGAAAAGTTATTGAAACAGGCGGTGCAAAACCAGCTGTTTCTGCAGACACTGAAGCAAGACTTAAACAAGAAAGAGATCTTTCTGATAGAGCATTTAATCAATTGTCTGAAAATCAACGTAGACAATTACAAAATGAAGCTGCTCGTATTGGAATTAGCGCTGAACAACTTTATTATGATACTGGCGTAAGATTAGGGTTAGTACAACCAAGAGGCGCTGCGTTTGGTGGCGCACCGCAACCTGCATCGGCTGTGCCAAATCCTTCTGTTAATGTTACGCAACCAGCAAGTGGGCCATCTGCAAACGCAAGAGTGTTGCAATCGCCAAGAATGATGGCTGAAGCGTTAAAAAATGCGCCTGAACGTGAAAATACTTTGCGTGATGAATTTAATGCTTTAACAAAAGATTTTAGAACTGTGCAAGATGCACACACCAAAATTCGTGGTGTTGCTAATACTGGCGCTGGTGATATGTCATTGCTTTATAGCTATGTCAAATTGCTTGATCCGGGTTCTGTTGTTAGAGAATCAGAATTTGCTACTGCTGCCGCTTCAGGCTCTTTTGGTGAACGCGTGCAAGGCGCTATGCAAAGAGTTATTAGCGGTCAACGTTTGCCGCCTGATTTAAGAAACGACTTTTTGCGTGAAGCAGATAATTTATACAAAGCACAATTAGATGGCGCTAAACGTATTCAACAAAATTACACCGATATAGCAAAAAGGATGAATTTAGATCCTAGAAACGTTATTACAGATTACACGTCTCCAGCGGGCACTGCATTACCGCCAATGTCAGCATTGAAAGAAGGACACGAAACTGCTTTTGAAAACGGTCAAGTGTGGACTTTGAAAAATGGCAAACCGGTACAGGTGAAATAAATGGCTGAAGATGCTTGGAAAGTCATGTCAATAACGCCGATTGGTCAACAAGTTCCTAGTGTTGCACCAGTTCAGGCAATGCCATCATCGGTTGTGCAACAAGATGTTCCAAATCCGTGGGCAACTGTTGGGCAACCCCAACCAATTGCAGCACCAAAACCTTTGTCTTATGGTGAAGTGGCAAAACAAGCACTTCTCAATACGCCCAAAAGTGCCATGCAATTTGCACAAGATATTGTGCAGCCATTTATTCATCCTATTGATACAGCCACAAGCATTGTAGATATAGGTAAAGGTGTCATTCAAAAAGTTAGAGAATTATCCCCACCTGAAGCGCGTGGCAGCGCACCAGCAATGGATACTGCTGCTGCAAATGCAGTTGGTGATTTTTTTGTCAAACGATATGGCGGTATTGAAAATCTAAAAAATACCATTGCCACTGATCCAGTTGGGTTTGCTTCTGATGCCGCAGCAATTTTGACAGGTGGCGGTACATTAGCGGCTAAAGCGCCGGGCATGATCGGCAAAGCAGGAAGTTTGACCGCTTCGGCGGGGCGATTGGTAGACCCACTTACGCCTGTTGTTGCGGCTGGAAAAGCAGTGCCTAACGTTTTGGGGTTTTCTACTGGCGCAGGCCCCACATCTATCAATGAAGCATTCCAAGCAGGTCGTTCAGGTAATGAGAGATTAGCAAATTTGCTTGGTCAAATGCGTGGCACCGAATCATCCAATGCGCCTGTAAAATCGGCAAAAGACGCAGTAGAAAAAATGCGTCAAGATCGCGCAAAGGCTTATCGTGAAGGAATGTTTGGGCAACAAGGAGTTACACAAGACAAAACCGTTTTAGACTTTAAACCAATTGAAGATTCTATTGGTGAAATTAAGTCTCGCGGTACGTTTAAAGGTCAAGTAATTGATGAAAGTGCCGCAGAAACATGGCAAAAAATCAATGAAAAAGTAAATACTTGGAAGTCTTTAAACCCATCAGAATTTCATACGCCTGAAGGATTAGATGCGCTCAAAAAAGCAATTAGCGATATTCGTGATTCTACGCAACCCAATACACCAGCACAAAATGTTGCAGATAACGTTTATCAAGCAGTCAAAAAGCAAATAGTTGACCAAGCGCCTGCTTATGGCAAAGTTATGGAAGACTATGAAGAAGCAAGCAAATTGCTTAGAGAAATGGAAAAGTCGTTATCAATTAGCCCAAATGCAAACATAGATACTACTGTTCGTAAATTGCAATCAATTTTGCGTAATAACGCTAATACAAATTATGGTCGGCGTGTTGAATTAGGTCGTGAATTAGAGAAAACTGGTGCTGCTGATAACTTATTTCCACAACTTGCTGGACAATCTTTAAGTGCTATTACCCCACGCGGTTTACAAGGTATTGGTTCTGCTATAACGGCAGGTTCTAGCGCATTGAGCAATCCATTGCTTTTGCCATTGCTTGGTTTGACATCACCAAGAATTGTTGGCGAAAGCGCTGCAATGGCTGGACGTGGTGCTGGTTTAGTTGATGCTTTAAGAAATTATCCCGGAATGGATAAAATCAATCCTAGAGTCGCTAGAGAATTGGCATATCAATTAGGTCGCGTTCAAGAACCTACAAACCAAGAACTTAGAAATATACTTCGGTAATTATTAGGAGCATTTGAAATGAGCTACAACGGAAGCGGCACATTTAACATCAACACCACTGGACAACCAGTTGTTTCGGGCACAGTCATTTCTTCGACTGCGTTTAACGCGCTGACTGCCGACCTAGCCAACGGTTTGACCACCGCGTTAACAAAAGACGGTCAAAGCACGCCGACCGCTAACATCGGCATGGGTAATTTTAAGATCACCAATTTGGGTGCTGCTACGCTGTCCACCGACGCTGTGCGTTACGGACAATTGCAAAGCAATGCTGACAAATTGCTGACGGTTACTGGTACAGATACATTGACCGCGACGGCATCGCCTGCGCTGACTGCGTATGCGGCAGGCAATATGTTTTCGTTTGTGGTGGCAAATACCAACACTGGCGCAGTGACCATCAACATTGATGGATTGGGCGCTAAGTCAATCACGCGCACTGGTTCAACGGCGCTTGTGGCTGGCGATATGGTCGCTAACCAAGTGGCGTTAATTGCGTACGACGGAACGCGCTTTCAGTTGCTAGATGCTAATTCGTTTACCAACCTAAATGTTTCGGGCACGCTTGGCGTAACTGGCGCGACCACATTATCGGCGGCGCTAACGTATGGTGGCGTAACGCTGACCAACGCCGTGACTGGCACTGGCAAGATGGTGTTAGACACCACGCCGACCATCGCCACGCCTGTGCTGACCAACCCGACCGTGACCAACTACGTTGAAAGCGTGGTCGCAATCGGCAACAGCAGCACATCGCAAACCCTGTCGTTGACTAGCGGCACGGTGCAAACTTGCACGCTGACCGGCAACTGCACGTTTACCATGCCGACCGCCACCGCAGGTAAGTCATTTATTTTGATCTTAAGCACAGGTGCAGGATCGTTTACAGCCACGTTTACTAGCGTAAAATGGCCTAGCAACACCGCGCCCACGATCACGACCACCGCGAGCCGCTGGGATATTCTGACCTTTGTTGCCGATGGCACTAACTGGTACGGCGCATTCCAACAGGCATACCAATAATGTTTAGTTCAAAAGACATATTTTTAGGTAAAGGCGGCGCTACCGGCTATCAAATCAGCCGCAGTGTGCGTCTGCGCTCGGCTGCAAGTGCGTATTTCAATCGGACGCTGACAACACCGACAAACAACAAGATTTGGACATGGAGTGCATGGATAAAGCGTGGAACACTTAGCGTTACACAGCGACTATTTTTTGCAACAGGGACGGATAATATATTTTTTGAAACAGGGGATAGCCTTGCTCTGTATATCAATGCGGGGTCAAATGGGGAATATCACACAACCCAAGTTTTTCGTGACCCGTCTGCTTGGTATCACTTAGTTATTGCGGTTGATACGACACAAGCAACAAACACAAACAGAGTAAAGTTCTATGTAAATGGAACTCAGATTACATCTTTTAGTGGCACTATAACTTATCCTACTCAAAATTCTAGTACCTATATTAACTCTGCTGTTTCTCATGCATTAGGTGCTTATGGAGTTCCAGCATCACAAAACTACTTTGACGGCTACCTTACCGAAGTCAACTTCATCGACGGTCAGCAACTAACGCCATCTAGCTTCGGCGCAATCAACACGACAACTGGCGTGTGGGGGCCAGCGAGATACACTGGCACTTACGGAACGAACGGCTTTTATCTGAATTTCAGCGATAACAGCAACAACACTGCTGCAACTATCGGCAAGGACTATTCCGGCAACGGAAACAACTGGACACCTAACAACATTAGCGTTACTGCTGGCGCAACTTACGATTCAATGGTTGACACGCCGACACCGTATGGCACTGACACTGGCGCTGGTGGTACGGTGCGTGGGAATTATTGTGTTATGAACCCTGTCGCTAAAAATAGCAGGGTTTCTGCTATCACAGGGAATCTTCAAGTATCCGGAGATAACACAGCAAACCATCAAATAATTTACGGCACATTTCCAATGACTACTGGCAAATGGTATTGGGAAGTTGCTGTAAATAATCCAACAACATCAACAGTAAATATTGTTGGCATACAAAGCTACATTGGTTTTGCTGATGGAACTTCTTTAGCAAGTAGTGGTAATGCGATTGGTTGGGGGTATACAACCACGTTAGGTAATTTTTACTCAAGCAATTTTACGGTTTCTGGAACGGCTCCTGCTCTTGCTAACGGTACTATTGGAATTGCTTACGATGCCGACGCAGGAAAAATTTGGTTTAGGAATACATCAGGTTCATGGGTACAAGGTGACCCTGCTGCTGGCACGTCACCAACAGGTACGCTGTCAGGCACAGCAACGACAATGATGCCAGCAGTGTCTTTTTATAACTCAAACGGAGCATTTGATTTTAACTTCGGTCAACGCGCATTTAGCTACACCGCCCCATCAGGCTTCAAAGCACTTTGCACTCAAAACCTGTCAACGCCGACGATTGCGAATGGTGCGGGGTATATGGCGGCTACAACATACACTGGAACCGGAGCTTCTTTAACCATTGCAAACACTGTTGGTAGCGCATCTTTTTATCCTGACTTTGTTTGGGTAAAAGGCAGAAGTGGTGCAACAGACCATGCGCTATATGACTCTGTTCGTGGTGTGCAAAAACAGTTAGAGAGCAACACAACAACAGCAGAGACAACAGAGACAACAGGCTTAACTGCGTTTGGTAGCACGGGCTTTACTGTTGGTGCGCTGGCTCAAATGAACACCAATGCGGCTACTTATGTCGGTTGGCAATGGCTTGCTGGTGCTGGCTCATCGTCATCCAACACCGACGGCAATAGAACGTCTACCGTTAGCGTCAATTCCACTGCTGGATTTAGTGTTGTTACTTGGACTTTTTCAACATCAGCAAACAACACTATTGGTCACGGTTTAGGTGTTGCACCAAGTTTTATTATTGTAAAAGACCGTTCTTCCGCATTTAATTGGGACGTGTATCACGTTTCGTTAGGCTACACGCAGCGATTGATTTTGAACAGCACTGCAGCGGCGGCGGCAGGATATTTTGCAGCTGCACCGACAAGCACCGTGTTTTCAATGACAACAGCAGCGTATACAAACAATGACAACATTGTTGCTTACTGCTTCGCCCCAATCGCTGGCTACAGCGCGTTTGGTACGTGGACGAACAACAATTCAACGAACGGAACATTTACCTATCTTGGTTTTAGGCCACGTTTAATCATACTGAAAAACTCAGATAACGTAGAAAGATGGTTTATTTTTGATAGTTCTCGCCAAACTTATAACGTAGCAGCGCCAGCTACATCTTGGCTTGTGCCGAATGATACTTCTGCGGAAGGCGCTAACGGCGCAACAACAGCGACAATCGATTTGTTATCAAACGGTTTTAAAATCTACACAACCAACCCAGCCGCTGGCGAAGTTTCGTTTGGAACAAGAACTTACATCTACGCCGCCTTTGCTGAAAACCCTTTTAAGTACGCTCTTGCGAGGTAATTATGTTTTATAAAGCACCGAATCAATACATCACTGAAGGTAACGCGTTTGAGATCAATGGAACGCAATACCCTGCCAATTGGCTCAACCTGTCCACGCCCGAAGAAAAAGCGGCGCTTGGACTTGAAGAAGTCACCGACGCTAACGCACCCGAAGATGATCGTTTCTATTGGGTGAGTAGCGCATTAAACGGCGCGGTGCGTACCTATACCAACACGCCAAAAGACCTTGCAGGATTAAAAACGCAGTGGGCTGCAAGCATTAACGCCGCTGCGTACAGCCTGCTATTGCCGACAGATTGGATGGTCACAAAAGCGTTTGAGACGCAAACCGCCATTCCTGTCAATTGGTCTGCTTGGCGCGCTGCTGTGCGTACAACTGCTGCAAACACTGTGACCGCCATCAATGCTGCTGCGGATGTTCCTGCGCTGCAAGCCGCTATTGTGGTGGATTGGCCTCACGACCCTAACTACGTTGCCGCATAATGGCTGTCACCGTTATAGCCGTTAAAAAGCAAATCGACGCGCATGAGGACTTGTGTTCTGTGCGTTATGAGGGCATTGAAACGCAAATGCGCGCTGTCAACGCGCGGCTTAAACGGTTAGAACAAATTATGATTGCCTGCGCCGGTGCGGTTATTGTCAGCATGGCTGGCTTTTGTATCACTTTAATGATGACGTTGCTCAATTTCTTGAAATGATTGATCCGATCACCATTGGCGTTGCGTTTGCAGCGGCAAAAACTGGTGTAGCCTACGTTAAAGAAGCGATCAATCTTGGGCATGAGATCAAGGATTGCTACAACGAACTAAGTCAGTTTTTTACCGCGCAAGGTCAGATTGAAAAAGCCGCTGCTGAAGCAGAAGCGGCTAAGAACAAACCAGCACCGGATGATCCTGAAGGCGCAAAAGCGCACCAAACTGCGCTTGAGCAAGCGTTTAACATCGTCATGCAGCGCAAACAAATGCGCGACATGGAGCGTGAACTCAAAGATATGTTCACGATGAAGGGCGAGTTGGCGCTCTACCAAGAACTATGTGCAGAACGCCAGCGAATTATTGGTGTTGAAGATGACGCGCGTCGTGAAGCAATTCGTCAGGCTCGATTAGAAAAAGACATTGCCGAACGTAGGGCTAAAGAAAAGCAAGAGGCCATCGAATTAGCGACGGTTGTGTTCTTTTTGATGGTCGCAATGGGTGCGATTTTGTGGTTCTTAATTGAGGTGATGTGATGCTATCTCTAGTCTCTACAGTTGTTTCCTTTTTAATGGGCGGTTTGCCTAATATTTTGAATTTCTTCCAAGATCGTGCCGACAAAAAACACGAACTTGAAATGGCGCAATTGCAAATTCAGCGCGAGTTAGAACTAAAGAAAGCAGGACTTGAGATTGAGGAACGCATTGCCCACATCCAAACCGAACAAATTCAAATTAACGCTGATGTAACTAATGCACAAACTGCTGTGCAGGAACGACAGGCTTTATACAACCATGACATCGAAACCGCGCGCGGTGCTAGTCAATGGGTTGTTAATGCGCGCGCAATGGTGCGACCGGGCATCACTTATGGCATGTTTTTATTGCTTGTTTTTGTGGACGCGTTTGGTTTTTATTATGCTTGGAAAACAGGCGTAGCGTTTGACATCGCTTTAGACCAGTTATGGGATGATGATTCTCAGATTGTGTTTGCATCCATCATTTCATTCTATTTTGGCGGTCAGGCTTTCAAAAAGTGAAAGTTAGTCAACGTGCGCTTGACGCAATCAAGCACCACGAAGGCGTAAGAACTAAGCCCTACCAGGACGCAATTGGTTTGTGGACGGTGGGTGTTGGGCATTTAATCGGTGACGGTAAAACGCTGCCTGACGCTTGGAATCGTGTTTTAACAATGAAAGAAGTAGATGAAATACTTAGCGCCGATCTTGATCGCTTTGAGCGCGGTGTGGCTCGAATGTGCCCTACTGGCCTTACTCAAGGGCGGTTTGACGCATTGGTTAGCATTAGCTTCAATTTTGGGCTAGGCACGCTTCAACGCTCCAGCATCCGTATGCGGCACAATCGCGGCGATTTTGAGGGCGCGGCAAACGCATTTTTGCTATACACAAAGGCTGGCGGCAAAGTGCTTAAAGGGCTGGTTACGCGTCGTAATACCGAGCGCGCCCTATATTTGTCATAATCTGCTACACTTTAACCGTCCGTCTCCCCTTGCGGACTTCTTCCTCTGAGCTTTTAGCCCCGCTGGTCGGGGCTATTTTTTT